TTTCTGATGCCGCTCATTCCATTTCCGAACGTTCCCCAGGTCCCTGGCGTCCCTGCCGTCTACCGGGACCTGACGATCCCTTCGTTGCCGGAACTCGTAAACCTGGGGCTTGGCGGGCTGGCGGACCTGCTTTTCGGCACGCCGCTATGGGGGATGTATGACCAGGACGGGCGACAGGCGCTGGTGTTCGATGCATTCCTTGGCGTGCGGTTTCGGAACGGCGGCAGGATCTCCAGCTTTCCCGTGGAGCAAGGCGGATTCTCGTCCTTCAACAAGGTGGATACGCCTTACGACGCCGCGATCCGGTTGGCGCACAGCGGCGACATGGCGTCGCGCAACGTCATGCTGTCCGTGCTGGAGCGGATCGTGCGCAGCACCGATCTGTACTCCGTCGTCACGCCGGAGATCGTCTACGCGTCGGCCAACTTGGTGAACTATGCATACACCCGGGACTCGCGCGGCGGGTCGAGCCAGTTGATTGTCGAGCTGTATCTGGAAGAGGTGCGCCAGACGGCGGCGGCGCAGTTTACCGAGACGGAAGAGCCCAGCGGCGCCGACCCGCAGAGCAATGGACAGGTGCAGTCCTTCCCGCTGGGCACAGAGCCCGGCGAGCCGCTGATCCTGACGACGGAGTTCCAATGAGGAAGATCCCCCTACGCGCGGTCCCGTCGCAGTCCCTGAGCGTCGTGCTGGCGGGCCAAAGCTGCCAAATCAACGTCTATGAGAAGTCGACGGGGATGTACCTGGATCTGTTCGTGAACCACCAGCCAATCGTTACCACGGCGCTGTGCCATGACCGTGTAAGGATCGTGCGGGAGGGATACCGCGGGTTCCTCGGGGATCTGGCGTTCATCGACACGCGCGGGCACGCGGACCCCGAATACACCGCCCTGGGTGACCGCTTCATCCTGGCATACCTGGAAGCCGCTGAACTATGACCTTCATCAAGCGACGGATCGACGTCACTATCAGCCTGGGGGAAGGAAAATTCGGCGACACGAAGGGCCCTGACGTGACGCTGAGCGGCTATCGCGTCTCGGCGGCTGTGGTGGCCTACACGGCCGATGTTCAAAGCCAGCTTCAGCTCAGAATTTTTGGGATGAGCCAGGACATGATGAACAAGCTGACGTCTATTGGCCCAGTGATGACCGAGCGCCGCGGGCGGAATCGAATTCTGGTCGAGGCCGGAGATGAGAGAAACACCCTTAGTACGCTTTACGAGGGTGATATTGACCAGGCGTGGGCCGACTACAACCAAGCGCCTGAGGTGGTCTTCAACGTGGTGGCGCTGTCTGCGGCTGGGAAGGCGCTCAAGCCCGTGCCGCCGCGCTCTTACCGCGGGGCGACGTCCGCCGCGGTGGTGATGCGCGATATCGCTGCGTCGATGGAGTTGGCTTTTCAGAACAACGGGGTGGACGTGATGCTGTCGAATCCCTATTTCCCCGGAACCGACGTTGATCAACTTCGTGCATGTGCACGCGCGGCCCGCATCAGCTACGCGATCGAGCGCGGCATTCTGGCGATCTGGCCCACAGATGGGAAGCGGATCGACCCTGCTATTGAAGTTTCGCCGGAGCGCAACCTTGTCGGTTACCCGACCTTCACTGGGAACGGGATTGCCTGCACCCTCCTGTACACGCCGGACTTGGGTATGGGTCGATCTGTGCAGGTGACGTCGACGATCGAGGCCGCGCATGGCGAGTGGGCGATCGTGGGTGTCTCGCACCAGCTGGAATCAGAGGTTCCTGGCGGCGCCTGGATGTCGCAAATTCTCTGTCAACGGATCATCAATGGCTGAACAATTCGGATACACCGGGCAGGCGCAAGCCGGCGAGGGCGTTGGCGAATACGGCGCGCTCATGTTCCTGATCAATCAGGCGCTCGCGCGGCTCAGTACGGCGACACTGGTGCGCGTCGTGTCGGTAACGAACAATGGCGGCCTGTCGCCCGTTGGCTTTGTGGACGTGCAGCCCCTGGTGAACCAGCTGGACGGCGCGGGCAACGCGGTCCCACATGGGGTGCTGCACCAGTTGCCCTATTTCCGCCTGCAAGGCGGCACAGACGCCGTGATCTTGGACCCGAAGGTGGGCGATATCGGAATGGCCGCCTTCGGAAGCCGTGACCTGTCGGCCGTCAAGGCGAGCAAGCAACAGGCCAATCCCGGATCTTGGCGCATGCACGACATGGCCGACGGCCTGTACTTCGGCGGTCTGCTGAACGGCACGCCGGTGCAGTACGTGCAGTTCACCGCCGGCGGCATCAACGTGGTTTCGCCGTCAAAGGTGACGATCACGGCCCCACAGATCGAGGGCAATGCCGAAGAGCAGTTCGCCATTAACTCGCCGCAGATCGTGCTGAACGGCACGGTGCAGCAGGGCGCGGGCTCGTTCGGCGGCACGTCCACCTGGCAGGGCAACATGGAAACCTTGGGTACGCTGCGCAACAACGGCAAGGATGTCGGCTCGACGCATACCCATCCGGGCGTGCAGAGCGGGCCTTCGAACACTGGGACCCCAAATCCATGAACACGCTTTTGCTCGACAGGTCGGCATGGGATCTGGTGCTCGATGCCTCGGGGAACATCGCCATGGCGTCGAATCCCTACGCCGTGGCCCAGGACGTCGCCAGCGCGATCAAGCTCTTCAAGGGCGAGCTGTTCTACAACAAGGCGCCGGGCGTGCCCTACTGGGAAGACATCCTTGGTCACCGGCCCCCGCTTGCCCTCGTCCGGGAGAACGTCCAGCGCGCCGCCCTTACCGTGCCTGAGGTCGCTAGCGCGCGGTGCACGCTTACCAGCTTCACAGACCGTGCCCTTGCGGGCTACGTCGAAATCACCCTGACCGACGGCACGACGCAGACCGTCAGCTTCTGAGGAAACCATGGCTACAAGCTCCCAAGTGCCGCGCGTGCAGTTCACGCCGGAAGGGCTGGTGCTGCCCGAAGAGTCGGCCATCCTGGCCGGCGTCCAGACCGACATGGACGCCGCGTTTGGTGGCGGCCTAAACCCCGGCCTGGAGACGCCCCAGGGCCAACTGGCATCCAGCACCGCGGCCATCATCGGCGACAAGAACAACGAAATCGCGCTCTACGTGAATCAGGTTGATCCGGCGTTCGCAGCCGGGCGCATGCAGGACGCTATCGGCCGGATCTACTTCTTGGACCGCAAGCCCGGCACACCGACGGTGGTGATCGCGACGTGTACCGGCCTGGCGGGCGTTGTCATCCCAGTAGGCGCGCGCGCGGAGGCTGTCGATGGGAACCTGTATCTGTGCACGCAGGCCGGCACGATCCCCCCGGGAGGCAGCATTGACCTGCCGTTCGCATGCTCCGTCGACGGCCCCGTGGATTGCGCGCCCGGTGCGCTGAACCAGATCTATCAGGCCATTCCAGGTTGGGATTCGGTGCTGAATGCAGATGCCGGCACGGTCGGCAGCTACGTTGAATCGCGCGCGGAGTTCGAAGAGCGTCGGCGCCAGTCTGTAGCGCTGAACGCACGCGGCTCGCTGCCGGCGATATACGCGAACGTGGCCAACGTCGCCGACGTGATCGACGTCTATGTCACAGAGAACAACCTGTCCGTGCCGCAGACCATCGGCGGCGTGTCGCTTGTGCCGCATTCGATCTGGGTTGCCGTGGTGGGCGGCGAGGCTGCGGATATCGCGGATGCCATCTGGCGCAAGAAGAGCAACGGGGCCAACTACAACGGCAACACCTCGTACACGGTCGAGGATCGGGACGGCTACACCTACCCGTACCCGTCCTATGTGGTGTCGTGGGAGACGCCGGCGGCATTACCGGTGCTGTTCGCGGTGCAGCTGGCCAACAATCCGGCGCTGCCATCCAACATCGTGGAGCTGACCAAGCAGGCCATCATCGACGCATTCAATGGCGCTGATGGAGGGCAACGCGCCCGCATCGGGTCGATCATCTATGCGAGCCGGTTCTACGCGCCGATTTCGCTCTTGAGCCCGTCCGTGTCGATCCTGTCGCTGCTGTTGGGGACGTCGACGCCGACCGCGCCCAGCTTGACTGTGCCTATCAACCGCCGGCCGACGATCACGGCCGACGATATCTCGGTG